CTTGTTCAACGCAATATCTTTTTAACTTCATTTTTAAATCTTTATCTATATTAATTCCGAAAACTACCTTTTGATTTTTCACCTTTTGTGGCGAACTTTGTTCGACACTTCCCGTCATTTTTCCTCAATCAATGAATGAATATTATGACATATTTATATATTTTGATTTTTTGAGAAAAGTTTATTATTGGCCATCATTCTAAAAATAGAATTAGTATGTCAATAACTGCAGATGCATTAGAAGGATTCCTAGTAGTAATGGGCGTATTAATTGCTAGCTATATTGTTGGCGAAGTTGTGCATCTTTTCAATCAAAAGCAAAATAATGAAACTTTCCAAAATGCTATTAACGAAATGACAAAATCTACAATTTCAGCTATCGAGTCAATAAAAGACACTACAACGCTTAGCGTTAATGCGTTATTGAATATGGATACTCTGTCAGATGTTAATAGTTTAGCACAGAAAAAGCAAAGTTCTCAGCAACAATCTCAAACTAAGTAATTTATTTTTTAGACTTATTCATATAAGTAAAAACTTTTTTTATATCGCTTTTAGTTTTTGGAACTAACTGAATTCTAATATCGCTATGTTTTGGCATCTTTTCATGAACTTTGGAATAATCTAATTTCTTATTAGTAAAATATAAAATATGATAATGTAAGCCATGAAAATTTGATGTATATTCCTTAACTGAAAAAATATGTGAATTTGAGTCATGATTATAAATATATTGTCTAAATTTTTTATAAATTTGAATAGTTGAACCATATCGATAATTTGTAGCAATTGTGATAAAATAAGTGTAAGCGTAAAGAAAGTGAAAGCTAAAAACTTTTTCATAGTCCATATTCTCAAATGAAAACCTGACATTTAAATGTTCATGAAACGTTTATATGTTTGTCGAAACAAGAGAAAAGTATGAAGAAACAAAAAAATAAGTATATAGAACTTAGGATACCCGCAAGATATAAAAATCTTTTTTATGAAAAACGAGAGTTAATAAAACAGGAAATCGATAAAATAGTAAATCTGCAAAAAGATTTTAGAGAAGCTGAAAGTAGAGATGTATATGACGAAAGAGTATTTTTTACAGTAGATGAATTATACTACCAAAAATTAGAAGAATTAGCTAAAAAATATAATATTAAAATAGCTAAGATAATAAGATCTATATTCTTCCAACTAAGCTAAGTATTTTTTTATAACGCTTTTTTTGCCGTCGGCACTACAAACTAGAAAGTTAATAAATATATAAATATGTCATATTATAAGTTTTTAGATAGGGAAAACATATGTCAAGTCTCAAGGAAATAATAGACGAAATTGGAAAACAGGCAAGACAAGAAAACAAAATAATGTCCAGAGTCCTAAAGATAAAAGGTATAAAACGAATCGTAGTTCAGTTAAATGCGATACCCAATGGAAACTCTGTAAGATATTCAATGACTATACATAGTCAAAATAATTTCAGAAAGCAGATAGGAATAACTGCAAATGATGCCGAAGATCTAAGATTGATTAGCGAATTCTTAAATAAATATGCTGACTTATTAAATGAGTATATAAGATTTACGTCTAGAAATAATAATAGAGTCCAAGAAGAAGAACTAGACATGGAAGAAAATGAAGAAAGCCAAAAAGAAGAAAAGAAGGAGAGAAAAAGAGAAAGAAGAAATGTAGAAGAAGAGTTTTAAAACGTCATATCTCTTTTTTTTGTTTATGAGCGGTTCAGCGTCGCTTTTGGATAAAGTTAAATCTCACTCATTTTTTTATAATCCTCGTGATACTGAACGAATTCTAAATATCATTGTGGGGGAAAAACAAATAGAAGAAAAGAAGAAAAATGAAATTTTAAAGGCTTATAAACGTGGAATCGATCAACAATATTTCTCCTCAAATCTGCCATATTATGACGAAATAAAGTTCATTTCTAAAATAACAAATTTTAAAGTTAAAAATGATGAAATAATTGCACGGTTTCAAAACGGTTTCACTGCAAGTTTTGATCCTCATCAAATTGCCGATAACCCAGATGATTTTTACAATTTAATAAGTAGTTATATGTTTGTTAAAATCAAAAAAGGTGCAATGAATTGGTATATTGATGATATTTATTCCATTGAGCCTCCTAATAATTATGAAATTGCAAAAGAATTATTTGAATTAGCAAATTCGGAAAAACAAACTTATGTATTATTACTTCAGGCTTTCGGTTATGACCCAACAAAAATGGAAACTAATGATGTATTTCTATTTTTGCCTAGACTATTTCCATTATTTAAGTCTCCAATTACCAAAAGACAGATAAATTATATTGAAGTTTCTAATAGAGGAACTGGAAAAACTACAACATTTATGATTTTACAAGAAGTTTTTAACTTTCGTTATTACACGGAATCTCCCACCTATGCAAATTTAATTTATGACGCTAGAAATAATATGTATGGTGCCGTATTTCTCTCAAATGGCCTAATTTTTGACGAAATTCAGAATTGGAAAGAGGGCTTTTCAGCAAAAGAATTAGGCTCAATTAATGCAACTTTAAGCACTGGTCTGGAAAACTGTATTTGGACTAGGGGGGCAGGAACAGAATCAAAATCTACAACTATACAAAAATGTATTCCAATAATTTACGCCGGAAATCCGTATTCCATGATTTTGGATAAATTCAAAACTCCAGATGTGGAAGATTATCTTCAAAATTATGAAATATTTACTCCCGCAATACTTGACAGAATACATATCATCCAGTTAGCAATTAAGAAAACTTATGAAAAAATAATCAATTCAAGAGTTCTATATCCATCCATTTTAAGGGCGTTAGTTGAGTTAATTCAGCAAAAAATAAATAGTATCAATAATTATATAACTTGTGATACATTGGAATCTAGGAGACAAGAACAAAGTATTGATATACAAATTTTATTACAGGCACTAGATATTGATCTTCAAATCGGCCAAAAATCAAATGATGAAATTTGCAATCAAATAATAAACTTTATGAGATTTAGCAACTTAGGGGGATAAAAATGAATTACGAAGAATTTGTAAAACAAAGTTTCAAAATGAAATATCCGGAAGATACAATATTTCCCAGTGAAATCGGAATATGTTTTAGAAAGAGCTATTTCAGTAGAAAATTTGAATTTGAAAAGGCCGTAAATGAAATTAGCCTTGACCTGGGAGAACAATATCACGAGAAAGTTGAACATTATTTTGAAGAAAAATTAAATTGCAAAACTGAAATTGAGATAAAAGGCGAAATTGAGGGAATGAAAATATCGGGAAGAATAGACCTAATTTGTAATAATGATCTTATAGAGCTTAAAACTATCTCGACTAACTATTTCCAAATAAAAGACTATCATCTTTACCAAGTTGCAATATATTATTATCTTTTACAACAACAAAACTATAAAATCGATAGTGTATATATTATATATCTGAATAGAATAAATAGGGAAGTTAAACAGTTCTTAATAAATAAAAAAATGATAGATGAATATATACAAAAAGCAATTGAATGGATAAAGAAATTTAAGGAGTATATAAAGATGGAAGATCATAAAAATATACCTCCTGTAAATTCATATTTCTGTAAGAATTGTGAATTTAAAGGAAAATGTTACGGCACATTGTTCTAAACTCAAGAACTAAAAATAAAAATCTTTTTAAACGTCATATGACGTCATTATAACGACGAGAAATGGACTCAAATACACTTCAAGAAATTAAAAATATAATAAATAGAATGGAAGAAGAAGATATTTATAACATTTTAAATGGTGCAATAAATTTTTCTGGAAAATTTGAAATTCTTTTTTATGCAAAGAAGGAAAGAACAATTAGCGGTTATCTAATCATGAAAAATAGAACTTTTTACTTTGAAATTAGACTATATAAATTCTCAGACGATAAAGAATTTACAATTGGGGTAACTGTAGGAAAAACTCATGTTGTGAAAAAAGTAACCGGGGTAATTTGAATGGGATTAAGAGTTATTGTATTCAAAGCAGATGAAGAACTAATAACACGAATGGATACTTATGCCATGAATCATAGAATGTATAGAAGTGAAGTGATCAGGTTAGCATTACAAAAGTTTTTTGAAGAAGAACTTAAAAGAGAAACAAATCCGAAAGCGAAAATAGAAAAAATAATGAGATTAAAGTAAAAAAAGGAGATATAAATGAAAGTTTTTCTAGTTTCTTTTTCTCAAGACGGAGAGAAAGTTGTGGCGATAGCGTCTAAGATGTCTAGAAGTAGAAAGGGATGGGACCATCATGAGAAAGACATGACCAAGGAAGAGATAGAAACATGGATCAAAGACGCAATTTTACACGGCTATTGGTCAGTTCTAGAACATTCAGTTTATACTTTCTCTATTGAGGACATATCTAGAGTTACATCGCATCAGTTGGTCAGACATAGGATAGCCTCTTATACACAGATGAGTCACAGATTTGCTAAGCCAATTGATGAATATTTCAAACCAATAACGCCATTATCCGCAGAAAAAAGGGCAAAAGGCCTAATTGAGTCTGCATATAAGCAAATTTACAATTATTATTATGCACTTTTAGAAAATGGAGTTCCTGAAGAAGATGCTAGATATGTCTTACCTAATGCTGTAAATACTAACTTAGTAGTAACCATGAACGCCAGAGAATTGTACAATTTCTTCAGCTTAAGACTATGCAGTAGAGCACAATGGGAGATCAGAAAAATAGCGTGGGCAATGTTGGAGGAGGTCAAAAAAGTCCATCCTAT